TGTTGCCATCTTTGGTAAATTTAACATCAATCTTGTCGGTGTCTATTTCGAGATAGGTTTTTCCGTTTTTCTTATCCCTTTTAAATTTTACATCAAAATTTTTCGTGTCGATATTTATATCTAACGGTTTTTTTGCGTTTTTCATATTATACATAATTTACATTTTAAAATTCATTTATTAAGCAATAGCTAAAATAGCTTTGTTTTGATTCTCGAAAAAGCTTAATTACCTCTCGGTACACAAGGTTATCTGCTGCTGTCTGGCAACCGGCTGACCAAAAACCAATTTCTTCTCGTTTTATATCTGCACCTTTTCGATAAGTTGAACCGTGAAAGTTTAAACCAATTTTACCAGTATAAAGCTTTCCTATTTCTTCGCTTTTACCGTTTAAATTTCCATCACGATAGTAAGGCATATCTTTAGCTTGTCTTAATGCTTCCATCTTGCCACGATGTAAACCAAACTTCCAGCAGTCATAATGCCAATAGTCAGATTTAAGAACGGCAACACCTTCTTTATTGTATTTTTTAAAGCCACCTTCTAAATATACTTTACCTGGATTTGTAGTTGCTCTTAAAAATGCGTGAAACATACTACCATAATAAACATATATCTTATCGTCAAAAACGTCTGTAATGTCTTCTTTCGACCTTACACCAAGCAGCCAATACTCGTTTGGTATGCCTTTAAAGTTTTTTATTTCTTGTACTTTGTCTAATAGTTCTTTATCCGTGTATTTTCTTACCATTTTCTTCTAATTTGTCGTAAATTATCTTTTCGGTAATACTTAAAGATTCATACGTATATACTTTATTGTTTAGTGCTTCTTCTTCGGTTTTATAAGCTTCGTGTTTATGTCCTAACCTTGATTCGGTTATCAATCTATTTAACCAAGTTCGACCAGTTTCCATTTTTACTTTCGCCATTGATGTTTGCGAATTCTTTTTAGTTTCGTGTTTTCGTTTTTTAGTACGCTATTTTCTATTCTTAAAGCGTCTATTAAACTATCGTTAACGTGCCGAAGTGAATCTATACATATTTCTGCATCTTGCGTTATATGGCTTTGTTTAGGTTTTTTAATTTCTTTTCTTACTGTTGGTTCAAAAAAAGTACCAAATAAACTTATGATTGCAGCTATAATTATGTATTTATTTTCCATCGTTATTTAATTTGTCTTCAAGCTTATGCTTTCTTTTGTTTTCAAAAACTAAATCTTGAAGTAATAATTTGTCGTGTTTTCGTTCTTCGTCGCATTCCTTTAATTGTTCTTTTTGTGTTTTTATTTCCGTTTCTTTTGAGTCAAGTAAATACCTACCTAACCAACATAATAATATTATAGCGAAAAAAAATATTACGCTAAATGGTGATTTTAAAAATTCTTTAAAACCTACATTAAAAATCTTCTCCTTCATTATTTCTATAAAGTCCAACAACTAATTGTAATAAGGTATAACTAATTAATAAAATACCACCAAAAAAAGATGGCAAACTTTGTTCACTATCTGCTATCAAAGCCGAACCAGTTGCTAAACTGCAAATAAATACAATAGCACCTAAAAACCGTATGTGACTATTACTGGACATCTTCTTCTATATCTTGACTCCATTCATCCGTAGCCATTAATTCAAGCGCTTGTTCGTGGTTTAAGCATTCTATTGGCACGATAGTTTCATCGTGTATAAAATTAGGTTCTACATTCCACTTTAAAACAAACTTTGTTAAGTCTACACTTTTGCGAATTGTATCTTGCGATGTTTCGCCTACTTGCCCAAAGTCAACTTTTGGTAAATCGTCAATGCTAATTATAGCGTATGTTGTAAAATTTTTTTCCATTTTTTTAATTATTAAGGTGTATCACTTACTATATCTCCACTAACCATATTTGTCATAGTTCCATTGTTTCCTCCACTACCATTATCCGTTAAAGTTGGGAATGTATCGCCATCGCCCATTCTCCACCAAGAAATTGGGTTTAAGCTACTTAAATCTACTGCACCACTTGCTGAATATATAGAACCTATGTTTGCGCTTTGGTCACTATTCCAAACGGCTACTTCGTCAATATTACCACTTATGAATTTACCACTTCTTATTGCTCCAATAGCTGCTGTTCCGTTTAAATATGCTACATTGCTACCAGTCCCACTTGTTGTTAAAGTTTGAGAAACTCCATTTACATATATTTTCCAAGTGCTTTTATTAGCTGTTGGCATTACATACATTACGTGAGTCCAAGTGTTTAGTGCTAAAACTGTGGTTGTTGTTTCTGCTGAACTTCTATTATTAGGAGAAGAAGCACCTCCGTCACCTTTTTGCATTGCAAATTTACCAGTTGATTTAACATTAAATTCTAAACCATAAAGATTCGTTTGCCCAACGCCATCATTTGCGAAAAACCCTTGCGTTGAAGAACTATCTTGTTTTACCCATAGTGAAACTGTAAAACCACTTGCATTTAATTCAGCTTCTGTTGGTCTTAAATTTGTTGTACTTGAAAGTACTACATTGTCATCTACGCCATCAAAGTCAACCGACTTGGTATTTGAAAATGGTACGGTTGAAACTTCTAAAAGAGTATCGCCACTTGCACTTGTTTCATAAACTTTACCCCAATCATTGGTTGCGTTATCTTTTCCTTTTCCCCATTCTATCGTGTTGTTTTCAACACCTTGTCCCCATCCGTTAGTTACTGCCATTTTAATTTTTTTAAGTTGTTATATCTCCGTGTAAATACCATTCATCCGTAGCACGTTTTATTAAAGTCGCTACACCGTATTGTGCTGCAATTTTAGTTTTACCACCACTTGAACGTAACGTAGCACCAACGGCAGCAGCTACCCTTAACTGACCAGCACCTATTTGTGCTAAAGTAATTTGTGTTCCAATAGGAAAAGCAACACCACTATTTGTTGGTATTGTAAAAGTTTTGGTTGCAGCGTTGTTTAATTCAACAAGCTTATTAGCATCGGTCAATACAAATGTATAAGTATTTGTTTGTGTGTTTACGGTTAAACTTTTAAGTTCTGCACCAGTAATATACTTTGAGTCGTAACCACCACTTCCATCAGATTTACTTATAATTAATAAATCGGTTTCTTCTAAATTACTACCTTTCGCAGTTAATTGACTTATCTTCTTTTCTGCCATTTTGTTTTAAGTATTTTTTTAACCTTAATATGTTTACTTTCTTTGGTTTGCTTATTCGTGTTTTTTTCATATATACCAATTAGTGAAATTTACGTCAGAACTTGGTGAAACATCCGCACCCGTGTTCGACGTGTATTCGGGAAATAAAGTCGAATTATTACATAAATAATCTACACACCTTGTTGCATAGTGTTCAGCTATTTTGCGTTCTGCTGCTATAAGCTTTTCTAATTCGTCTTGGTCTATAACCGTACTATTTTCAGCACTATGTTTGTAGATGCCATTATTTGAAATAGTCACACCACTAAATGGTAAATATTCAACCATACTATAATGCACTAACATTGGCTTTACATAGGTTTCTACAAGCGTTTGGTAATTACCCGATAAACTACTTCCAGCGATGTCAGATTTTACTTTTTCAAGTAAGTCCGTACCAAGATAATTTAATACGTGTATTTGTTGTGCTATATAAATAAATTGAATAAACTTATCTACGTCTATATTGCCGTTTAAAGCCGTATAGCGTGTAATGTCGTTTCGTGATATTAAAAGAACGTTTGCCATTTTAGTTTTCGTTTACTGGTGTTGTAAAATTTTTAGGTTCTAAAAAACCTCTATTTTTCATTTCTCTTGTCCTTTGTGCTACTTTTTTATCGTTTTTTAAAACTCCTTTTTTAGGGTCATAACCGTATTTTTTAATTCGTCTTTGTGCTATTGGTTTTACTCGTGGGTCTTTAATATTTAAACCAGCATCTTCAAATTGTGCATACACTTCACGATTGAAGCGATGTCTGCAAGAACCTCCTCCCTTATAAAACCACACCGAGTACGTGTCAGCACCCTTAGCACCCCAACCTGGATTAACTGGTGTTGTTTCCATTCGCATTAAATCTTCTTTACGATAAATCTTATTTCGTCTTATCATTTCACGGCAAAATGGTCTTGTATTTTTTTGCACCGTACCAGCGTAACGATAACGTGTAAAGAATTGAATACCATCTTTAGTTATATCTTGTTCACTTTTTGCGTTAGGAAAAGCCATACCACTTGAAACAAATTCGTAAGCTTTAGAAAGTAGGTTTTTAGGTTTGTTTGCTCTTTCTATTGCCAAGTCAAGTTCTTCTTCGTTGTCATAGTCTACTTCGCTTTCGTCTACTAACAACCAATTGTCGGGTACATCTTCGCCAAATTCAGCTAATTTTTCAACAAGTTCTAAGTCGCTTTTTTCTTGGTCTTTACTAAAACTATATCCAGTTTCTTCTTCTTCTTGTTCTTCGTCTTTATAACCGTCTAAATCTTTAAATTCTAACGGTTGTAAGGTTCTAAAATAAAGCTTTAGTGATATACCATTAAAAGCAAGTATTTTATCAATAGCATCTATTAAAACGTGTTGTATAGGCTTAATTACCATATTTTCAAATAGTATAGAACTATTTTTTAATTCATCGGCATTTGAACTAAAGCCGTTAGCACTTGCTATTCCAAATAATAAGCCAGACGTAACATTGTGCCCGAGCATTATTTTTCGCATACATTCTTCACTTAAATA